CGGGACGATTCTCACGGATACATGCATTCAGTTGCTGCTTAATCTTCTTTGCTTGTTTATCATCCACGAAGGTCACAGTCTGTGCCATTTGCTTAGCGAATGCGACCACATCTTTCAGGTCATAAAACATATCCTGATTGTGAATGATGTATGCTTCGGGTTTCACAAACTTACAATAGATTGTGTCGGTGATAGTGAAGTTCATCGGGTGTGCAACTGCATCACGAAGGTCAGAAGTTGCGGTGTAATAGGTATGCGGAGCAACGATGATATTTTGGTCGATTACTGTTGGAAACTTGTAGGTGATTGTGTTGGGAGTATATTCGTCAGATCCACCGAAACCGATAAAATCCCCTTGGAAAATGCCATTTGTACGAGGCAACCAATCAAGACAATCGTGCAGAATTTTTGCAACGTTGCCGACATGGTTTTGATCGATTTCTTCATGAGAATGATTGATCTTGATTTTAACTTTGTTGAAGACAGATTTGGTGCCAACGAAGAACTTTCCGTTGGCAGGATTAGTCCCCCAAACTATAGCGGGAGCACCATCAATCTTCACGGATAGGTGACCCTCAGAGAGGAGAGAATCAAGGCACGAAAGGTCACCCGTGAGGATGGTATCTTCGGGGTGTTCGATGTGTTTGTTCTGAGTCATAATGAAGAAGAAAGGTGAAGTCAAAAGGGAGGGAATAGTCCCTCCGTTGTAACATCAGGCAAGAAGAAGATCGTTGGAAAGTGTACCCAGTTTCATAGAGTTACGGAACTCAGTGATAAAGAACTCAGTGCCATTGTATAAACGAATGAACCAATCAAAGTTCTTCTGGAAAACATACTCACCAGAGATTGCGTGTTCTGAAAGAATAGCATTCAGACGGGACTTAGTGGTCATAGACTGATAACCACCATCCCACAAACGAACTCCGAAATCACCAACCTCTGCAATCTTGTTACCGTGAAGGTATACAGTAGAGGTCTCAGTTTCGGGGTCAAAAGTAACAGCAGTGTTTGCCGATTGCCAGTTGATGCCGTTAGTGATAGCATCATTCATCTGCCGTTCGATCTTACGCATTGAGAGACTTGAGAGAGGGTTTGAAGGGTGTGGGGGGTGCTGTCCCCTCCACTTCTCTAAGATACACGGAAACGGGGTCCCGTGCCGGTTTAGTGGACACCTTGCCGACTGTCCACCGGCAGCTGCGATTCTCAATAAGAAAGAGTAATTGAGAATCGGAACGGTTAGTGATAGAAACTCACGGAGTGTAGTTATCAACAATAACGGTCGTAATCGTGTTGTCGTCATTCAGAAACTCATACTGAGTTTGTGTTGCACTAATATCAACTTGACCGACCAAAGTTGCAACAGAAAGAAAGAATTCAAGCATGATTTGTAAGTGTTGTTGACGTGCTAATGATATCAAGCACAAGGAATAGTCTGGTGATTGATTACATCACTATCAGGAACTTCACCGTATTCGATTACAGTGTGACCCAGGTAATCTTCAACCCAGACATACACATCAGACTCAGAATGCATAGAATAGGCAACATCAACTGCCTGATCTTGAGAGTAACAAATCTCAGTCTCATTAAGAGTAGGACAGTGTACGGTGTAGGTAGTCATGAAAGAGAGAGCAATTGTGCAGGGGTCAGTGTACATCAGGCAACTAGAAGATTTCGTTAGCAACAACTTCCCATGCTTTGTAGAACATATCCCAAGCAGCATTATCATAAACGAAGGAGTGGACACCTGCCTGCTCACAGATATATTCGTAGCACATATCTACATCAGGATTCATTTCATAAAAGAACCCAGACATGCTGTTGATTGCATCAACAAAAGCAGGATCTTCGATGAGGGATTGAAACTTGTTCTTCATGGTGTGTTCCTTTGACCCTTCTACAATACACGGAAACGGACCCCGTGCCCATTTTGTGTGCCACCTTGCCAACTGGTCGGGCAGCCGACTCAGTTAGTGTTACTTTCCTCCAAAATGTGTGGATAGTATTCTTTCACCTCTTCTAGCAATTCTGCGTCCGAATACTTATCATAACTCTCACTCATGTTATCGTAAAGAATTGCCATCATAGTTTTGATGTCCATGTCATCCAGGATTTGCTGGATCATGTTGTCTTGAAGTTCAGAACGATTCATGGTAGTTTCAGTTAAGAATGTGACGGTAATCGATGGACTTGATGTACCATCCTACCATCGAAGTAATCTCTTCAATCAAATCATCACCATCATCAGCATCCCAAATCGACCCGATGATCTCATCAGTCAGATCCATTGCATCGCTATAACAAAACTCTTCAGGATCATCAAATGCATCATCATCAAAATCAAACTCAATCTCAGTGATTTGGAATTGCATCAGTAATCGTAGTTAGAGTTGATGTAAGATTCTACATTAAACTTCTCTTCTTTCTCCCATTCTTCTTTATACTCAATCACATCGAAGATCTCACCGGGTGCTTCAGCAATCTCAGACCAGAGTTCTTCAAACATGGGGGCAATCCCTGACGACTTGATTACAATACACGATTTTGGGACCTTGTGCGGGTTTGGTGGACAGTTCCCCAACTGGCACAGGGGGTCGGCCGACGCGAGTATAAAAAACTCACGGGGAGTTTGTGTCAGTTTGCGGGAAAGTTTTTGCAGACAGCATCACAAAGTAACTTAATCATTTCATCGGCAAGTTCTTCATTTCCTTGCCCATATTGTGCCGATACAATACAATCAATGTCCTCCATAAGTTGTTCACGAGCAGTCAGCATTTCGAGTTGATTGTTCATTTCCATTTGGGGGCAAAAAACCAGAGAATGATTAAAGAACCAAGGATTACAGTTGTCATCAGTAGCGCGAATCGTTGAGGAAGGGATTGTAAACTGCCTCAACTTCCTCCCACTGGGCATCAGTCAGTTTGCCACATTGTGCTTCCATGAAGTCATAAACCATGCACCAATCGGCATCCATTTCTTCACAGAACTGGGGCAAAGATTGCAGAGCAGAGTAGAACAAATCAGATCCTTTTTTGACCATGAGACTACAATACACGATTTTGGGGGGAACTCAACCCCTCTTGTGCCACTAGTCAGACTGGCACAACGACACCAGCAATAATCATAATCTTGCGGACATCTTTGTAGAATGCCTTACACTCAGGCACGAACACGGTATTAATCCATGCCCAGAAAGTCTTGGCACCTTCGATGACACGAAGCACGAAAAGTTGGGTGCGCTCGGTCATGTTATGCTCTTGCCACTTCTCTGCCACGATGATAGCAACTGCTGCCACGAATGCACAGAAGATCTCTACACCATCCATAAAAGTGTTGAGGTGTTTCTTATAATCAATCTCCATCATCATCTCCACGAAAGCATCAGCGGGAGGGAAGGATTTGGTCAGTTCCATGATAATTTTGAGAAAGAACTTGTGGTGGGTTGATGTAGCGTTTCCCGACCACATTTCTAGAATACACCATCACAAACTCTCATGGGGAGAATAGTGGACAGTTCCCAGATTGGCACACTATTCTCAATAACGAAGGTCTTATTGAGAATCAAATATTATACGTGTGCCAATCTGGGAACTGGTAGTTTAAAAGATATCTGCCAGTTCTTTGATGCTAACATGAACTTTCTCATCACCTTGAAGATCTAGTACTTCTCGCCAGTCTAGATCATCAAACTCTAGATCATCGTAACATTCGATGTCTAGTGTTACACTTACAATTCGTTTACGTGCGTACATGAGAATCTCGTGCGATGTGTGTATATTATACCATATATGATGATACGTGCACATCTCGTAGTGTACACATATCTCGTATATGATTATGCATAATGACGATATGCTAGGTCATTATAATCACATGAATCTCGTGCATACTCATCATCAATCTCGTATGCATCTTGAATATGTGTATACGTATCTCGCATGATATGCTCACACATCTCGTCGAGATCGTATGAATAAGACTCGTTGTTATACTCGTATGCAAACTCGTAGTCGGTTTCGTACATGGTTCTCGTAGAGATTGATGTTACCTTGTTATTATACTGATATCTCGTCGAGAAGTCAAGTGCCCCTCGTCGAGATTCATAAGTTGTCATAATAATATATATGTACTTCGATTATTTTATGTGTGGGTTCTCAGATTTTTGTGCGGGGGTGCTTGACAAAATGCTCCGAGTGTGATAGCGTGCGGACTAAACTTGCATAAGGATGGAAGGTTTATCACAAGAACCAGAGACCTTTATGAGACATAAGATGGAAGGTTTATCACAAGAACCAGAGACCTTTATGACGGGTTTATTCATACTATTCTCAATAAGATATTGCAAATGAGAATCAATAAAGAAATAAAAGAAACATATTTATAAACCTATTTAAAACCTATTTTTAATCACTTTTTAACATAAAACAGTATAATACTATACCATTTACTAAATTCTACCCCACTTACCGACAGGACACTCAGAGACACCAAACTTGACCTTAGTACCCATATGACAACCACACTCTCTACAACGATTCTGTCTTACACTATAATACTCACACTTCTTACATACATCTAACCTTTCTCTCTGTTGTTCTTCGGATACTATGAGTTTAGTTTCATTAGAGGGTGAGATATCAATAACATTCTTTACCACTTCAAATGTAAACTTTGCAAGATTCTTTCCTTGTTCATTAATAGATGGAAATTGTTCTTCTTTCATCAATCATATCCTCCCAGATAGAACCATCCTGTGATTATATACTTATTCCCTTCTAATACCATTCCCCCTCTATGTGTATGTGTATAACCTGCTGGCCATAACAATAACTTTCCCTTCTCTGGTTGTTCTCTCCTTTTATAATACAAGAACTCTGTTTCTCCTCCTTTAAAATCATCATTCAAATAGACCATCCATACAATCACTCTTCTACAATGTTCCAGGGTTGAGTTTTCATCGTGCCAGACATGATAACCTCCTCCTGGTGGTGTCTTCTGTACCTTCTGAACAATAGAATACATAGGCAAATCTTTTAATGTACCAAACACCTGTCGATACTCTTCTAAACATTCCTGCATTGGATCATACAATACAGATAAAGGATCATAGTCAAGTGATGGACCCATTGAATGTAAATCATATGCCCAGTCAAACCTTCCGGCATTGGAGTTCGGAAACTGTGTGTCTTCACAATAGACATCATTAATCGATTGGTAATAATCAAATGTCCTCATGATCTCATCACAGAATTCGTTGCTGTAGATGTCTGAGTATGATCCGATGAACTGTGAATACTCACCCTTCAGTTTCGTATTTTCGTATGATGTGTTCATAATCGGGATACTTATCAATGATTACTTGTTTGAGCTCATTATAGTGTGCATTGTTCCATTCTTCATCATTTGAGATCCATTTGTCTAAAGGACAATCTCCCCAGGGATCCTGAATCTTATGTGGCAGATAACAACCACACCGTTTACATCCTTCCTCTGGTTCATCAAAGTATTCGCATGATTCACAGATTGACCATCGTTCTTTTTGACAGTTCGATGATGAATGAAATGGATGATCCGCTTCCTGTAAGAAGAACTCATCCATGAATTTAAAGATTAAATCTTTCAGTTCCGTGCTTGCACTTTCCATATTATAACATAAAAGTCATATTATATATCCTGAATCAGTCCCTTGAGTGTATCATCAGTATAATAGGTTACCTTGGCATTCTTTTTAAGTACAGCTCTTCCCGCAACTCCTCCTGATGCAGGAGATTGTCCCCACTCTCCTCCCGGTTTTCCATCACCTCCGGGATTTCCTGTTGATGTTGAACCACTACAAGAGTTGCTAGTACCTGGATTACCAGAACCACCTTCAAGTGATTCATTCTGATAACTATATCCCCTACCGGATCCGCCAGCACCACCAGTTCCTCCGACACCACCGGTGGTGGTGTATGTAAAATTGCTCTTACATACTGAAGTGCTACCATTACCACAGTGATATCCAGTCTTATTTGTTGAATTCCATCCACTGCCTCTTCTTGTTCCACCACCACGACAACGATTTCTTACACCATTTGGATTTCTTGATACTTCTGTTTCTCCGGATTTACATGCCGAATTTCCACTACCAGTCTGTCCCACGTGACTCACATTTCGAGTAACCTCATTCGAACCAGAACAGGTTAGGTCTGAACCAGCATTTCCAGCAGTTCCACCAGAACCACCTCCACCACCAGCCCAGATCTTACCATAAGATCGAATCTCAACATTACTTTTTGTATTAATATTGTTCACATATAAGGCATCACCACCATTGCCACCAGCTCCAGGATCAGTAGAAGGACTGTACTCAAGTTCTCCTTCTACAATAGTAGTTGTTTCTGTGGTTACTGTCAGATCCTGTTTTGGTGCATAGAATTCTGTTCGAAGGTAGGTATACCCAGATGATGAACCTTCATTGTTTGAAAGGGACCACAGTGTTTCGGAACCATTATCTAATGCATAGATTGGTGTGGTATTTGCGGGTTGAGAACCATAACCAGGGTATGCATATCCCATACTTCCACTATCAGGAAAACCTGGACCATTATAATCTCTAATTGATATTGTTCCTGGTGCTTGTGACGTAAAGATCCTACAGAGTCCCCCTTCATCATTGTATCCAGCCGGTGGTGAACCAGTGGTAACAAAATGATCTCCCGTGGTTGGATTGTAATATCGTCTAATTTGTACTCTTTTGTAGGTTGTACTAGTAGTGGTTACCTCCACAGTGTCCTGTCGCACCGATGATGCTGCTTCTCCCGGTATTCCTGATTCACCCCCTTGACCTAAAATTTCTCCGTTTTCATCAACCTCAATCTCTAAGTTATACAAGTTCCCAATAAATGACAGTGCATCCTTGGAAGCATCATCTGCATAAACAGTTCCAGTTACATCAAACGTCTTCGGTACATTCTTTGATAGATTATTATTCCAGGTGTCGGTATTCGAATCACTATAACTCAGTTCTTCATCCGATCCACTCTGTGTGACCAAATAAGAAGTAATCGTATCTCTCAATGAATCGACAGTCCAGTTACTCACAGATTCCACATCGGCGTTCTCTGTTGCGTCTGGTATTCTTGATGTAATCGTCGATTCATCATCCCAATCTACTTCAGAATCATCATTTCTTAAATATGTACTCGCCTTGATATTAGTCGCACTGCCACCAAACTCTGTACGAATCTGAGAAAATGAAATTGGATTACCCGCACCACTGGTAAAATGTTCGGTCTTTGTAATGTTGACTGCCATTATTATGACGCTTTTTTGTTATTTATTGTGGTACATACTTGATCGCAACCGTAAAACGATGTCGTGTTCGAAATGATGTCGCACGATGTTGAATCATTCCATCGAACATGACTAATCGATTTGGTACTGGTGGTACACCTAGAATATTCCCGTCCAGATAAAATTGTGTTTCACCTCCATCATTTAAATCCCAATATTCACTGGCATAGTATAAAAATGTGATTCCTTCTCCATCAACATGAAAATAGGGATTTTCGTTTGGTACAAAACAATTAATATACATTCGGTATAATGTCATATTTTGTAGAAATGCACTCTTATCATTTAATCTTTTTTCAAATAAATGATAGATCTCATTTCCCCCTTCAATCTCACTAATCATCCCGGTTGGAGGAAGATTATCATCATCTATTTCACCATAAGTGTACGGGCAGTTATGACAATAATCAAGAACTTTCATCGATTCATTCTCATTCAGAAAGTTATCATCATATTTAATTGTTCCCTTCCATTCCATAGGACAATAACCTCAGATTAAATGCGACCGTGATACGTGGATTGTTTGGTGTTGGTTTTGATTTTGCAACGTGATGAACCAAATAAGATGGAAAGATTAATAGATCACCTTCCTTGACTTTTGGTGTCCATCTGGATACATGATGATTCGAATCCATCTCAAATGAATGTGATCTTAATGTTTCAATCGGATCATGAAATGTTGTTGATGTGTGCTCTTCTTCATCATACTTTAAGTAATGAATACAAGAGTAATGTACAGAAGGAAAAAATGGTGTCGGATTAATGTGATGATGTTCTTCCTGATATTCTCCATCGATGTAATAGTTGAACCAAATATCCTCCAGTGAAAAACTCACTGGTTTGTCAAATACTGAACTCACATATTTCATGTAGAGTTGATGTATTTTCTCAGACTCAAAGATTTTATGATTCAGTTCATCATTGTCAAATGATGTGGTCAACTTATCAGTCAACCAATCATCAGGAATTGGTAGATTCTTCTCTTCATAACACTTCTGAATTGATGGCAGAACTTCTCTCTGAATCACAGAGTTCTCTCTCACATTCGTATGATATATGGTGACTGGAAAGAGTGTTCTTTTATAATGATTTCTCATTGTGGATCAATGTATCTTCCTTCCTGTGATTTATATGTATCCTCATCATTCCTTCGGTTCTTTACATATTCCAACTGATGCCAGAACTCCGGGAAGCACAACACACAACAGTGAGTCTTTTTATGTATCGGACAATCTTTGATGTTCTCATCATCCTTACACCTCACACCAATCTCAATCGTAATGTATTTGGAATCAACAAAATAAACCCATCCTTTAAGAACGGGTCCGTATGATGGTGTCCAGATCACATAATCATCGACTTGTGGTGTGTATTTCATATGAATGCTGACATCAAAGGACTGAGATTGAGTTGCATTGCACTGTAAGGACTTGTGTCCTCTATTTCTACTTTATCACCGACTTGTTTGGCATTGATGGGTGCATAATAGCACTTTGTCTTTGTATTATAGAAACCCCAGATTGATTTGGGAGTTTTGTTGGTATAAGAAAACTGGCCGTGATTACAAACCCAGACAGCAAGAATATTACGCTTGAACTGTTCAACTTCATAGGAATAACCTTTTGGTGGTTGATGTGGGAATGAAAAATCAATGATCACTTTTCTCTTACAACACGAATACGATCGGGTGCACCACCACGTGAATACAGAAACTCCAGTAGTTCTTTGGCACGTTCTTTCGTCAGGTTTTGATACTCTGGACCTGCCACTGTCCAACCAACGGTCAGTTCTTCTTCGATTCGGTAACGCTCTTGACTCATTTTTTTAAGTGCAGAATACATCTATTATACCAGATTCGTGCTCTTCCGCCAACTTAAGTTTGGTGGACTTCACGATCTGTTCCATAATCAGGTGACCATAATCACTCTCCAGTTGCTCTTCATTGGATAGAATGTCAAAGGCATCCTGATCATTTTCGGCAATCAATACAACCAGTCCACCATATTCGGATGCGGGAAATGGCACCCAGTAGTCAAGAACATAAAGATAACTGTCTTTGGAGCTCATAATAGACTGATGTAAGTTTAAGATTTAGATATTGCTCATAGGGATTATCTTTGATTAAATTGAGAAGGTTTGAAACTTGTTGTTGTGCCAGTAACAACTTTTCTTTTTCTTTCACAGAAACTCCTGCATAAAATAATCAACCGTCAGTTCCATCTTGGATGCGGTATTTTCAATAAACTCATCCGCAATTTCTGGGGCATCCTCTTTAATTATGGCATACCAAGAATACCAAAGAGATGGATTTGTTGCTGGTGTCACCGACATTTCAGAAAGATGGTTCAATGATTGGTTCATAACGGATTCCAAGTTCACTAGAGTCTAGTTGTTCATAATATCCATACAACTTATCATAGAGAGTTGAAACACTTCCACATTCTCTGGCAATCAATCTCTCATCACGAATGTCAAGTTGTTGAAGTGCAGAAAGCACAATCCCCAACTCATTGACATTCATATCAATACAAATCTCCGTTTTCATTCTTCAGTAACTCCTTCAGTTGTTGAACAGTTTCTTGCATACAGGAACGGGAATAACCGGCAGCATAAGGGTAACCTTGATCACTCTTTTCAGGTGCAGTATAACATATCTGAATCGCATTTTCAAGTCGATCAATCATATACTCAATGCGACTAATAGAAATGTGAGTGGTTTTCATAGTGAAAGAGTCAATTGTTCGAATTGAAGGTGATCATCACAACTATCAGAGTCATGAAGATCAAGCATATCAGTATCAACATGCTTGACCAGTTTGTCGAAAAGAAAGTTAATAAACTCTCTGTCTTCTTGAGTAATCATCACCAGCGAATGTAAGTGTGGTCAGGATAAATGCCCATCTCTTCACAACGACACTCATAGACAATGCGCTTGAGCATCTCAATGTCCATGTCCTCAACCTCTTCCAGAATGTCCTGACGAAGTTCTTGGAGTTCGGTGTCGTTCATTGGGTCGTTCCCTTGACTACCTTAGTATTATAGGGCATCTGAGGGGTCTGGGAAGACCCCTTGTGCCACTTCTTAGACTGTCTCCTCCTGACGGAAATAGAGACCGGCACGTTGCATCATATCAATCAGTGCTGCCTGAATCTCCTCTAGTTCTTCTACATCAGCATCATTCTCCCAAAAGTCAACAATATCAAACTCTTCAAAGTTCACAGTTCCGTTCTGATACATTGGAGCATAGAACAGTTCACCCTCAGTACAAACAGTGTAGACACATCCGTGTTCCTTAACAGTCAGAAACACACCAGAGAAGTTGACATTCATGAGAAAAAGTTGTGAACGATGACTACAATAAGAGCAAAGAAGTAAAACATCAACAGTAAACAGGAGAGTAATCTTTGCCAGTGTATGCTTCCAGGTTGAAGTCGGACACAGTAGCACCATTGGCAATGTAGTTGTTCACATCATACACCATATCAGATTTGGTACGGGTAGTGAAAGAAGTCATCTGCTGAGAGAGTTCTTCAGTGGGGTGCCAAATAACACGTTTCACAAAACGCTTACCGGTGCCAACGGGATAGAAGTCGATCTGGGTGGCAGAGGTTTGGAGTTGCATTGGGGTGTTCCCTTGATTACCTTAGTATTATAGGGCACCCAGACGGTCCTGAAAGACTCTGTGTGCCACTTCTAGGACTGTCACCCCATCAGAACCCGATCTGTCTTGTAGAGTAGGATTTCTCTTGCTTTTTTGGCAGCAAATCCGTCCTCTGTTTTCTTCCTTCGACCAGCAGTGTAGGTGATGTCAAAGTAATGAACCTGCATTGACCTTGATTGATCATCAAACCAGTCATCATCTGCACGGTTAGCAACAAAA